GAAGAAGAAAACGCTGAAGCATGATTAAAATTGGCGGGCTACTTAAGTCTCTGGCTCCTACGGTAGCGGAAGCTGCGGGCGGTCCCCTTGCCGGTATGGCAGTAAAAATGGTTGCGTCTAAGATAGGTGTTCCTGATGCAAGTGCCGAAAAAATAGAAGAAATCCTAGAAACTCAGCCCGAAAAAGCCATGCTAGTAAAGCAGGCAGATCGTGAGTTTCAGGACCGTATTCGGGAAATGGAGATTGACCTTGAGTCGTTTAAGGCAGAGGTTGATGATCGTAAGGACGCCAGAAGTAAGTTTGTTGACGATCCTACCCCTAAGATATTTGCCATGTTGGCGTTAATTGGGTTTTTAGGCTATGTGTTTATGGTTACCATACAGCCCCCCGATGCCAATGACGACGGCGTAGTTAACTTGATTCTTGGCTACTTAGGTGGTCTTGTTTCCGGCATATCCGCTTTCTTCTTCGGTGGCAGTAATGGAAAGAAGTAAGATGGAAAAACTATTAGAAATGCTTAAGCGCCATGAGGGCGAAGTGAAGACCAACGGACGGCACGTGGCCTACAAGTGTAGCGCGGGGTACTGGACTTTGGGGATTGGGAGAAATGTTGATCCTAACGGAGGAATTGGTCTTTCCGACGATGAAGTAGATTACCTGTTAGAAAACGACATCTTACGTGTTATGAAAGAACTTTCTTCAGAATATCCGTGGTTTAGCTCACTTGATGACGTTAGAAAAGATGCTATGATAGACATCAGCTTTAATCTTGGTGCCACACGTCTACGAGGCTTTAAAAAAGCGTTAGCCGCTATGGAAGTGGCAGATTACCCCCTCGCAGCAAAAGAATTCCTTGACTCGAAATGGAGTCTGGACGTAAAGGGCCGTAGCCACGAACTCGCATCTATGATCGAGACGGGCAAATACTTGTAACGAAACTGGTAACCGCTATGGCTTTTTTCAAACTTACATTAGCTCCGGGCATTGACAAACAAAATACTGAATACGGTGCTGAAGGCGGGTGGACGGATGGTGATAACATCCGTTTTCGCTATGGAATGCCAGAAAAAATAGGCGGTTGGACCTACTTTAACGGCACTGCAGACTACCTCGTAGGCTTTGCTAGTTACACGTTTTCTTGGAATAACCTCGCAGGCACTCCCTACCTTGCCGTAGGCACGGACCGGAAAATCTATGTAAGCGTAGGCGGCGCTTGGTACGACATAACTCCCCTGAGAAGCACTAGCTCCGCAGGCGATATTACTTTTTCAGCCACCTCTGGTTCAGCAATTATAACCGTTACTGATACGGCTCACGGGGCTGTTCAAGGTGATTTTGTTACCTTTAGTGGCGCGGTAAGTCTAGGTGGACAAATCACCGCCGACATCCTTAACTCCGAATGGGAAATTACCGAGGTCACTAATTCAAGTACCTATACCATTACCGCGCCTGTAAATGCCGACGGATCAGACACAAACAACGGCGGCGCCTCAGTGGTGGGTGCTTATCAGATTAACGTAGGCTCGGACATTAGCTACTTTGACTACGGCTTTGGAACAGGCACATGGGGCGCTAGTACATGGGGCACTCCACGAACTGAAGTGCAGGTTGAGACACTTAACGCGCGTATTTGGCATTTTGATAACTTTGGTCAAGTGCTGCTTCTGCAGCTTGTGGATGGGGAACTCTATCAGTGGAATCCTTCAGATGGCGTAGATACCCGCGCTTCACTAGTCTCCGGCGCACCGACTAAAAACGGCTACATGCTTGTTTCTAGCCCAGATAGGCATTTAATCGCCTTAGGTACTGAAACCACAATAGGTGATCCTGACACTCAGGACCCTTTATTTGTACGATTCTCGAACCAAGAAGACATTAACACCTTTGCCGAGTCGGCGACGAATACGGCAGGTGGTCAACGGCTGTCAGACGGTAATAGAATTCAAACAGCAGTCAGGGCGCGCGGCCAGATACTGATACTAACCGACACGTCTCTTCACGGCATGCAGTACATTGGTCCTCCGTACACGTTTGGTTTCCAACAACTAGGCAGCAACTGTGGCGCCTTGGGCCCTAACTCTGCGATAGAGGTTAACGGCTTAGCTTTCTGGATGGGCCATGAGGCGTTTTACGTCTTTGACGGTACGGTGAAAAAGCTCCCTTGCACATTGCAAGATTACGTTTTTGACGATATCAATCTAGTACAAGAAGATAAGGTTTTTGCTGCGCTTAACTCTGACTTTAACGAGGTCACGTGGTTCTACTGCAGCTTCACGTCTGATTATATTGACCGGTGCGTGACCTATAACTATCTTGAAAACGTCTGGTCTGAAGGCACGTTAGCGCGTACTTCTTGGCAGGATGTAGGCTCTTTCCAGAAGCCCACGGCCTCAGAGTATTTCCCTGAAAGCACTGAAGCTACTATAGGCACTATTTATGGGCTTACTGCCGGTCGCAGCTTGATATATAACCATGAAGACGGGGTTAATCAGGCAGACGGTAGCGCGATTACGGCCTTTATTGACTCAGGTTATTTCGATATCGGCGACGGCGACAACATGATCTTGATGCGCCGGTTTATTCCTGACTTTAAAAACCAAGAGGGAAACCTCACGGTTAATTTGTTACTGCGCGCATACCCTCAGACCACGGCTAGTCCTAGTTCCTTGGACCCCTACGTCATTACGCCGACGACAGATAAAGTAGACACGCGGGCTCGCGGGCGGCAGATTGCACTGAAGATTACAAGCGACGAAGTCGATACAAACTGGCGTTACGGTACGTTGCGCGTTGACATCCAACCGGATGGCCTACGATGAGCAAAATACAGAACGTCCGACTGCCTGATGCGGCAACAGGCGACTATAGTCCTCAGCAGTTTAACCAGTTGGTGCGTTCGCTAGAGCAGATTGTTCTGCAGTTAAACAGCAGCTACACGGCTATCCCTGACCAGAATGTCGCAGCCTCTATGCTTTGGATGAAGGGTTCGGCGCCGGGCATTCGTGGGTTTCAGTTAGACTATGGGGTACAGTTGCCTCACGCCATGTTAATGAACAACACTGATTTGATAAATCTTGGCACAACGCTAGAGAACATCGTTACTTTTGATTCACCTATATTTGAACGCGGCATACGATTGGGAACTCACGAAGCGGAGTTTACTGCTGAGATAGACGATGGGGCAGGGTCAGCGGGCACGATATTAGATGTAACCGCAGTCGCCTCCGGTACGCTACTTTCGGGCATGACTTTAACGGGTACAGGCATAACTGCAGGTACGCGCATAGTCTCTCAGACTAGTGGCACGACGGGTGGCGTAGGGCTTTATGTTGTAGATACGTCTCAGCTTGTTGCAAGCACCACGGTCAACGGATCACGAGCCTCTAAGCTGTTATTTGATCATACCGGTCAATATCAAATAGGGCTCAGGCTGCAGGGAACTAACGCAGACAATGTTGTGCATGAGATGGAAGTTTGGGCCAAAGACTCGGGCGTAGATTATCCCTACAGTAATACGCGATATGATGTGCCTGTGCGAAAAAACGCGACTACTTTTGGCCATTCTGTAGCGGATATATCGGGTATTTTTACGGTAACGAACCCCCAAACCAGTTATTTAGAAATGGCGTGGTGGTCGGACGGAGACCTTGTGAGCATTGAGCATTACGCCGCAGGAACTAGCCCTACTCGCCCTGAGATACCTTCTGTTATCCTTACGGCCACAATGATTTCGGCGGAGACAGCCTAATGGCGGTTAAATACTTTAGGGAGCATCTGACACCAAGCGCGGCTACTGAGACGACTATGTACACCGTCCCTGCAGCCAACACGGCTATTTTGTCTTCTTTACGCATAACCAACACGGGAGCAGCAAGTACTACTTTAGACATTGCTATTTACCCTACGGGTGGCGCAACCCCTTATAAAATGCTCGAAAATACCGTTTTAGCAACAGACAGCACGATGGACGCTTTTAATGGCGTATCCTGCGTGATGGAAGAAGCAGACGTAATTAAAGTCCTTAGCAGTCAGGCAGATGTAGATTTTTATCTGTCTTATATGGAAGTGGACAGAAACTAATAATTGCTTGATAATCAGTAGTAATTTCGCGCTTCGGGCGCGCGACCCTGTGTGGTCCTACTTAAAAATTTAAGGAAAAGATCATGGCAGAAGCGATGCAGGGAGCTATGCCCCCACCTCCCCAAATGGGTAATATGGCCGCCGAGATGGCCGCCGTAGAAGAGATGCGAAAGCAGGTCTCCCCGTCTGAAGTAAACAATGAGATGCTCATGGCGGCCGAACAGGCCGACCCTATTGCCGTTGCAGAGTTCAGACGTGAACTCGAAGAGATGGAAATCCCGCCTGAGGTGCTTGCACTTCTTAATACGATGGTTGATGAGGTTCTCTCTGACCCCGCTAACTACGCCGCTATCCGCGCGCGTTACATGGCGCAGGGCGTAGACGAAGAGCTTCTCCCCGAGGCGTTTGATGCTCAGCTATTTGGCGCGTTACAGGTTGCGCTTGATCAGCTTCGAGCTCCTGACACAATGGCTCCCCCACAGAATTTTGCCAAAGGCGGTGTCGCAAGCCTCCGCCCAATGGCTCAGGCTATGGCCGACGCAGGCCGTAACGGCGACACAATGGTCGCCCACATTAGCCCAATTGAAGCACAAATCCTAAGGCGTATTGGCGGTAGCGGCACTACTAACCCTACCACCGGCATGCCTGAGTTCTTCCTGAAGAAGCTGTTTAAGAAGATTGGCAAGACAATCAAGAAGTTTGCTAATACGACGATTGGTAAGATCGTTATTGGTACGGCACTATTCATGGTCGCCGGACCGGCGGCAACGGCTTTGTTTGGAAGCACGGCTGCCCCTGCTTTGGTTGCCGCTACTCAAGGTTTCGTAGCCGGTGCAGGCTCGTCTCTCATTGCAGGCGGTAACCTTAAGGACTCCCTGAAGGCAGGCGCTATCGGCGCGGTAACTGCCGGTGCAGTAAGTGGCGTGACCCAAGGAGCAAGCGCCTTTAAGTCTACTGCAGCGCCTACTGGTGCTCCGGTGACTACTTCTGTGCCCACGGTGGATAACACCGCGCTACCTGATCTTGCAACAACGGCAAGAGAAACAGTGGCGGCAGGGACACCTATGCCGGGCATAGATACAGCGGCTATTGATCAAGCGTCACAATTAGCTAGGTTGACCGAGCCTAGCGCGGCGCAGTCTTTTGCTGCAGGTCCTCAAGGGGCCGCTATTTCACGCTCAGCTATTCCCCCTGCGCCTTCTATACAGTACGGAGACCCTCTTGCTGCCCCCGGAGCGGCTACTACCCGTTTTGCAACCCCTGTTACCACAGCGACCCCTGCTCCAGTCCAAAGCGGGGTGGCTTCTTTAGATAGGGCGGCAATTGATCAAGCTTCACAGGCCGCAAGGCTCAGAGAAATTACAGGCGGGCAAACTGCAGCTACAGGCGGTCAAACCGCCCCATCAAGTTTCTTTGGTAACATAAAAGAAACCTTTGCTCCGGGCGATGCGACTTTTGGTGACAGAGTAGGAAGCCTGAAAGACGCTTTCTCTCCGGCCGCCCGTCAAGCGGCAAGCGAAACAAATAAAATGCAAGGCATAGCCGATAAATTTTATGGCGGAGATGTAGAGTTACTTAAAGCAAAAGTAGCAAGTAACACAGCGCCTGCAGTAGTTAACGATCTGGTTACGAAGGCCTTCGCAACTAATACAATCTCTAACTACCTACCTCTAGCCGCTGCAGGCATGGGCATCGCCGGATTATCCGGAGCATTTAGCCCTGAGCAGCCGCAAGTACCGCCCGGCTTTGAGGGGATGATGGATTCCCCCGGCCAACGATTGCTAGAGCAGTATCCTGAGCGTTACGGCCTGAGCTTTGGCGGTGTGAATACGATGTCGCAGACTGCGCCGTATCAAATGTATCGCCCCTACGGTGCCGCGACGGGAGGCAGTACGTCTGACTTCCCACGTAAGAATGGCCACATAAACGGGCCGGGCACTGGTACATCTGACGACATCCCCGCAATGCTCAGCGACGGCGAGTTTGTATTCACCGCCAAGGCAGTACGCAACATGGGCAACGGATCACGGCGCAAGGGCGCTAAAAAAATGTATGCACTTATGAAGAAATTAGAGGGCCGCGCCAATGGTTGATATGACGTATTCAACCCAGTATGTACGTGAAGCGCCAGAAATTGAAGCGTACAAGCTTGGGCTAATTAATGAGGCTCGAGAGCTTTATAATCAACCAATGAACCTGCCCGCCGTTGAGGCCGCAGGTCTTTCTGGTACTGAGCTACAGGGAATTGACTTTGCCAAGCAGGGCGTAGGTGCGTTTGAGCCTTACATCCAAGCGGCCTCTCAAGGCGTCACCCAAGGCATGGACCTTACTCAGCGTGGCGCGTTAGCAGCGGGCGCTATTGACACGACAGCCCAGTATCAAGCTGCTCAGGACATGATGGGGCGTG